CATTAAAAAAAGCAAAAGCTAATTTAGATAAAGATGCGATGTACTACCTTAACTTGGTTTCTGGTGAGTCTTCTAATGTAGATAAGCATGATAAATTAGTACCTATAAAAAGGGGAGAAGGAAAAGCAGATGTATTTAATGGACTTAAAAAAGCTAATTTGAGAGAAAATAAAGAAGAATTAAAATCCCTACTTAAAGAAGGTAAGATGGATGATCTAGCTGAAAAGCTAGGAATAGATGTAGGTAGATTACAAGCTGCTGCTGATAGATTGAGAGAAATGGAAAGAGAAGATGCTGCAGAAACTGCTGGTAAAGTTGAGGCGATGAAGGCCATAATCGACGAAGAACCAGATGAAGTAATGAATATTGATAGATTTGGAAAAGAAAAAGAAGATCACGATAGTAACTATACAAAAGTAAAGAAAGAAGGAGACGGACTTTCAATAGATGAACACGAATATGAATTCTTTAGTCTTATTTTTGATAAAAAATATAATGACATATTAGAAGATTATTTATCTAGTGAGACTTACAAGCAAGACGAAAAAGAGTTACAAGATAAGACTGGTCAAGCTAATGTATTCGATTATGCTTATAAAGCAGATTGGGAGAACTACATTAGAGAGTTTGAAGCTATCAATAGAGACGATGTAACAGATACATATAACTTTGAAGCTAAAGGAAAAGATCACGACGGAGATGGAGACATCGATGGAGATGATTATATGGCTGCTAAAGATAAAGCTATTAAAAAAGCAATGGGGAAAGATGAGCAGTTAAAAGAAGCTATAAAAAAGATAATAAAAGAGTCTTTACTTAAAGAAGCTGCTACAGCTAAATTATCTGATATAGCAGACAAGTACGGAGACTATAAAGGTATGACAGTGGTAATAAATGACCTAGAAAATATCGTTACAGATATGGAAGGTTATTTTGCTAAAGTTAGAGAAAGAGTTCAAGGTGCTATGAACAAAATCGGACAAATAGAAACCCCAGAAGGAATGAAAGTAGGAGCATTTTTAGCACCTGCTATCGAAACTGCTTTCTTTAAAGACCTTAACCCAGTAAGAAAATTATCAGCTAGAGATATTAAATTACCTCAAGTAAGAACAATCTCATCAGCAGACATAGCTGCAGCAAGAGCAGCAGGAGATATCGAAGAACAACCAAAACAGACTATATTCGGTATAAACGAAAAAGGAGATTTTAAATTTAGAAAAGACTTATAAAAGAATGGCACAACTATTAGTAGACGTTACCCCATTTAGATCAGTACTTAAAGAATCTAAAGAGAAACCAGGTGCTTATGAAGTAGAGGGTGTTATGCAAAGAGCAGTTGCTGAAAATCAAAATGGTAGAACTTATTCTAAAGATATTTTAGAAAGAGAGGCTGCTAAATATATAAAAGAATTTGTTGAAAGAGGAAATGCGTTCGGAGAATTGGATCACCCTGAATCTCCTGTTGTCTCTCTAAAGAACGCTTCCCACATAGTAAAAGAGCTATATTGGAAAGGAAACGACCTTATGGGTAGAGTAGAACTACTTAACACCCCAGCAGGTAATATAGTAAAAGAGATTATTAAAGCAGGACATACAATTGGTATCTCATCTAGAGGTACAGGTTCTGTAAAACAAACTAACGAAGGACAGTTAGAAGTACAACCAGATTTTGAATTAGTATGCTGGGATTTCGTATCTAATCCTTCAACACACGGTGCTTTTATGAACCCTGTAGCTTTACAGGAAAGTAAAATAAAACCAAGTAAGTTTGCCAAACTAGATAATATTATCACAGATATTTTAAGATCATAACTGTTTTTCGTAAAGAGTATATATTTATATAAGAATATACAGTCACTATACTGTATCAATAAATTATATTAACTTCACATTACGATTCCAATAATCGTACGAAACCACAAAATTTTTATAATGAGTAAAGATTTATTTAAGCAAGCTATTGCTGAAGCTAAGTCTGTAAGAGAAGCTGCTATTGCCAACGCTAAGGAAGCTTTAGAAGAATCTTTGACACCTCATCTAAAAGATATGTTAGCTGCTAAACTTCAAGAAATGGAAGAAAAAAAAGAAGAAGTAGAAGAAGCAAAACATGACGAAAAAGATGAAGCAATCGAAGAGGCTCCTAAAGAAGACAAAAAAGAAGAGTCAGTAGATGAAGATCTAACAGAAGTACCAGCTGTAGCTGAAGAAGAAGACGAAGAAGCAGAGGATGATTCAGAAGAATCTGAAGACGATGCTCCTATCGAAGAACCTGTCGAGGATGATATGCCTGACGGTGACGAAGATATATCTAAACTATCTATTGATCAATTCAAAGATTTAGTTAGAGATATTATCTCTCAAGAAGCTGGACACGGTGAGGAAGAAATTCCTGCTGATGACATGGACGGTGGAGATATCGAACCTGTAGGTGATGAACCTGCCGGAGATGATATGGACGCTTTAGATGCACCAGAAGAAGAAGAAGAAATCGATTTAGATGAACTTCTTAGAGAATTAGAAGCTGAAACTTCAGAAGAAGTTGAAGAAGCTAAACACGACAAAGACGAAAACGTCGAAGAGGCTAAAGAAGACGAAAAAGACGAAGGTAAACACAGTAAAAAAGAAGAAGTAGTTGCTGAAGAAGATAATTCAGAATTAGAAGAAGCTTTAGAAACTATCGAAACATTAAAGAAAGACCTTAATGAGGTTAATCTTTTGAACTCTAAATTACTTTACGTTAACAAGATCTTTAAGTCAAACGACCTTTCAGAAAGTCAAAAAGTTAACATTATCGCTGCTTTTGATAAAGCAGAGAGCGTTAAAGAAGTTAAACTTGTATTTGAAACTGTTTCTGATAGTGTTATTACTAAAAAAGAAAGTACTAAATCTATCAAAGAATCAAAAACTAAATTAGGTATGGCAAGTAAAGCTACTGGAACTACTGCAAGTAAGCCAGAAGTAATAGCAGAAGTATCTGATACAGTAAGAAGAATGCAAATGTTAGCCGGTATTATTAAACAATAATCATAAAAAAATTAATTAAAATGGAAATTAACCAATTATTAGAGGGCTCTAATTCTTACAAGAATTTACAAGAGGACTCTGCAAAACTTGCTGAAAAGTGGGCACAATCTGGTTTGTTAGAAGGTATAGAAGATAAAAAAGTCATGAACAACATGGCTATGATTCTAGAAAATCAAGCAAGACAAGTAGTCGCTGAAGCAAACACAACTAACGTTGGTGGAGGATCTTTCTCTGCAGGCGCTGGTGAACAATGGGCTGGTGTTGTCTTACCATTAGTAAGAAAAGTATTCGCTCAAATCGTATCACAAGATTTCGTATCTGTACAACCAATGAATTTACCTTCAGGTCTTGTATTCTATTTAGACTTCAAATATGGAGACACTAGAAACGGAAGATCTGCTGGAGACAATTTATATGGAAACGTAACTGAAGCATCTTCTAAGATGGCTGCAGATACTGACCCTGCTGGAGGTTTATACGGAGCTGGACAGTTTGGATACACTATTAACAGTGCATCTGTAGCTGTAGAAGAAGCTGCTGTAGCTGCTGATTCTGCTTCTATCCAATTTGAGGATGGAGTTGATCCTGCTAACTACTACAAGATTACAAAGAGTTTCTCTGGATTAAACGCTGACTTAAAAGGTGTAAGAGCATTTAGAATCTTATCTGCTTCTGCAGACGTAACTGTACCAAAGTATACTTCAGTATCTGGAAACGATGTAACATTCGTTGTTGCTAAATCTTCAACAACTGTAGATGCTTCTTTAACTGGATCAATTGTATACCACAAACAACCAGTTGATAACGATAGAGGAGACTTCGAAGCTGATTCTTCAAGAGCAGTTGATACTTCAATCTCTATTCCATCTATTGATGTTAAATTAGCTAGTGAAGCAATTGTTGCTAAAACTAGAAAATTAAAAGCACAATGGACACCTGAATTCTCTCAAGACCTTAATGCTTACCACAGTATTGACGCTGAAGCAGAATTAACTTCTTTATTATCTGAGTACATCTCTATGGAGATTGACCTAGAAATTTTAGATATGTTAATCCAAGACGCTAACACTACTGATAAGTGGTCAGCTAAATCTAACAAAAGCTGGGACGGATCTAAATTCGTAACTAGTGCTGCTGGAGAAGGAGGATTCTACAATACTCAAGGACAATGGTTCCAAACTTTAGGAACTAAAATCCAAAAAGTATCTAACAAAATTCACCAAAAAACATTAAGAGGTGGTGCAAACTTCCTTGTATGTTCT